GAACAGCAGCTGAAAGAGGTGACCGTTACCGCAGTGGAAAGGCGTAATACGGATGCGGCAATGATACAGGTGGCCAAAAGCAGTCCCGTCATCGTGAGCAATGTTTCGGCACAGGAAATATCCCGTACTCAGGATACGAATGCGGGTGAGGTGATACTTGAGCCAGACTTGCTGGTGGGTGCCTATGGAGAGTATCGCAGCCTAGAATACCAGACCCGCAACTGCATCAACTCAGTAGCCTTAGGCTGGACCTCATTGGTTGGTGCAGATGGCTATACTCCTATCGCAGGAAGCCCATTGCTCGGTGCCGCAAGTTTCGCCGGTTGGACAGGTTTCGACACCGTAACCTACATCGGAGCCTTCGATGGCAGCTACAACTGGATGATAAGAATTAGAATCGCTAATTTCTATTTTGACTATAAGGTTTTCTTTTATTGGGGCATGGCGCAGTGATTTGCGCCATGCTTTTTTTGTTGGGTTATGGAGAGAAAAGAGGTTATTGCATTTTTTGCAACAACCACAAAACGCAACTGGTGCATATTTTGCAACAGTTCAGATGCCTGTCAATACCCATGTACGGCGTTTCACCGTATCAAGTCTGCCTAAGACAGTCTCCTTAACTAAGGGATATAAATTTCTATCTCTCGAAAACAAGATTGCCTATCTAACCTTGCGAGTTTCTGCAGCCATGGTAGTCTCGTTGATTGCATTTTCTTCATTCACTTCTCTTTGCTTGCTTATATTTTTCAATACAGCTTTTCGACAGCATATTTTGCCCATTTACAATGTTATTTTTTAGTAATTTCATCTTATAAAACAAAAAGAAAGCCGTTTGCTTAAAAATAAAGATGCATTTATTCCACCTTTTAATTTTTTTATTGTACCTTTGCATAGGAATTTCGCCTTTCACGGCATTTTCCAAGACATTGTGGGTAAAAATTACGCATTCGCTATTATTTCGCGTTTAGCCAAGAGCCTCGGAAACTCTAATTGGAATAAAAAGCACGAAAATAATATGTGACAGGTGGCTCGTATTGTAGCCTCTGGAATACCAACAGCGATGCACACGCCATAGGCGTGATGCATTCTTATTAGGTATTCCGGGGCTCCATTCCGAGGCCGCCCCGTGCTAAACGCGATAAGAGGCATCACGCCTTTTTTATACCCTATTGCGTTTTGCGGATTGATAGTTGGGTGCAATTAGCAAACTATCAATCAAAGATACTGTATGCGCTACATAGGAAGTAAGATATTGATGTTGTCCAACATCAAAAATGTCATCGACCAAAACACCGAGAATGTTCAGACCATTGCTGATGTATTTTCGGGGACAGGAGTCGTGTCACGATTCTTTAAGCAAAACGGATACTCCGTTTACTCTAACGACAGTTTATATATGTCGTACGTATTGAGCAAAGGAATGTTGGAAATGGACAATCCTATAAGTCCAAAGTTGAAAGAAACTATCAATCACCTCAACACTCTAACCATCGAAAATGCCAAATGGTTCGACATCAATACAGCTTTTATCTACCAGAACTATTCTCCAAACAAGAATAGTAAAAGGATGTATTTCCAAAATAAAAATGCCATAAAGATAGACTTGATAAGGCAAGAGATAGAACGATTGAAACCACAAATTACTGAAAGTGAATATTTTTATCTTTTAGCTTTGCTTATCAATGCCGTACCATATGTGTCCAACATAACTGGCACTTATGGAGCATACTTGAAATTCTGGGACAAAAGGACTTACAATTCTTTAGTTCTCCAAGAAACAGAAATTTTGCACAGTAACGTTGATTGCAAATGCTACAATATGAACGCCACTGATTTTGCTCGGCAAGTAGTCAGCGATTTGGCCTATCTCGACCCTCCCTATAATGGCAGGCAATATATGCCAAACTATCATATACTCGAAACTATTGCAAGATACGATTACCCACAGATAAAAGGTATAACTGGCATGCGTATCGATCCCGAAAAGATGTCGGATTTCTGCAAGAAGAGCAAGGCAGAACAAGCGTTTCGGGAATTACTGACAAATCTCAACTGTAGATACATCTTATTATCATACAACAACGAAAGTTTGCTGTCCACAGACGTAATGTCTCAAATCATTCAAGAAGCAGGAATCAGACAAACATTCAGATTGTTCGAATATGACTACAGAAGATATAAAAACAAAATTCCAAACAATGCCGCAGGCTTAAAGGAACAACTCTATTTTATCGAAAAAAAAATATGATGAAGTCTCCTCTCAATTACATCGGCGGGAAGTACAGGCTATTGCCCCAAATACTTCCTTTGTTTCCAAAACAGATAAATACCTTTGTCGACTTATTTGCTGGAGGACTTGACGTGTCTATCAATGTAGATGCCCAACGCATAATCTGTAACGACATCAACAATTACGTCATCAGTCTTTTTGAATATTTCAAAGAAACCAGCATAGATGATTTAACAAAGCAAATTCAACTGGTTATCGAAGAATATCAACTAAGCAAACAAAACAGAGACGGATATAATTCTCTACGCAAAGAATACAATCGGACACACCAACCGCTTCACCTATTCATGCTTGTTTGCTACGGCTTCAACCACCAGTTCAGATTCAACAATAAAGGAGAGTTCAACAATCCATTCGGCATAAATAGGAGCTCATACAATGCCAACATCGAGCACAATCTCAAACAAATGCATAACATCCTAAAAAACATAGAATTTCATGTTTGCAACTTCAGAGAGTTCGACCTTACGTTTATGAGCACAGGAGACTTTCTATATGCAGACCCACCTTATTTAATATCCTGTGGTTCGTATAATGATGGCAAAAGAGGATTTGCAGGTTGGAGCGAACAAGACGACCTGCTTCTCTTCAAAAAACTGGATGACCTCAACAAACGTGGAATCAGCTTTGCTTTGTCGAATGTTATCGAGCACAAAGGTATGAACAACGAGACCTTGGCAAGATGGGCCAACAGATATAACATCCATTATCTGAAAGCTGATTATTCCAACTCCAACTATCAGGCTGCGGTTAGCAACACAAAAGAAGTATTAATTACAAACTATTGAGAATATGGCAACAAGAACTTTCGGTTGGATTCAAAATCCTTCATCCACGGACACTCTAAAAGACATTCTCGGGCTTTTTGTCCAAGGCTCGAAATTCCATACCTATATGACAGAAAAAAGATTGCCTCTGTTGGCTAGCGCAGGACTATTCCAAACACCCAATCTTTACTTGGAGTTTCAAAAAATTCTCAGAGCGAACAAACCTATTGCATATAATGTCCTTAAAGGAAAAGGAGCTGGAGGTGGTATAATCCGCAAAACGATATGTTCGACAATCGTAAAACGAAGTGATGTATTTTCAAAACGAAACGTATTTTTTCTGTTTCCCCTCCATTATAAAAACAATGTGATTATAATTGCTTTTTAACGGCATTATAATCACATTTTTTTTATCGTTGCGAGCCAGCTGTGCAATGCACGAAAATGCGTTTAATCTTTCTCATCTCTATTGTGATTTAGAAATTTGTTTTTGAAATTTTCAAACTTGGCATCGACAGTGAAGATAACACCGAAGATGCTGCCAGCGTACATGAGTGATTGTGCGAAGTACCAGAGCACGTTGTCGGGCACGTCTTGCGTCTTCGACGTAAAATAGCTGATATATACCAGCACTATTGCTAAAATCAATACGAACACTGCCGAGCCGTATTGTATCCATTCTTTTGTATTTTTTTGCATATTCTTTTTTTTTGTTACTGCAAAGATACATGAACGGATTCCAAAACAAAAATACGAAAAATCATACGAAAATCACATAGTAATTCACGATGCTTCCAATGACGATCACAAGTAACTGAATCCCTCTACCCGAGTCGAGCAGAGGGATTCATCAGTATTGCGCTTGCCGCCAATCATAACCTTTTACTATTTTTCTCATAAGCCTATAATTTTGATTCGTCAAATATTTTAATTATTACCAACACCCCATTTGGAATATTTCACAATTTCATATAACCATATCACGCGTTCAGTCCAAACATCTTCAAATATACCATTAGCATTTTTGAGAGACGATTGATATCTCGAGCAGATACATTCTAAAGAAATCATCTGTCCGCATTTTACCGTCACATGACCTTCAATATCATAGTTGTACGTTATATTTATACCATTTGCCATCCATTTATAATAATTGCTTTTAGGCATCAAAGTGCTTTCTATCCTCATATCAAATTCTCTACCGTCATACTGACTTGGTACGTTATAAATAATAACCGTTGAACCTACCAAACTTCTAGCCAAATTGTTTTCTTCTTTGAAAAGTGCTTCAGATTCATCAGTATAAAAACCATCACTATAATCAACGTATTCTACCAATTTGGTACATGGTAGCTTAAAGGTTGTGTCAAATGGGCACATTTCAAGCCAACTTCCACTTTTTGGAATGTCAATGTATTGCGCTTTTGAACCAAACGGATAGTTTGTATATACAGGTTTGGTATTTTTGCATTTATACATGAATCCAGTTAGGAATAGATTGTTGGTTTCAATAAAAGAACCATTTATCTTTCCGTTACTTCCAAACAGTGCAATTGGTTTTCCTCCTTCTGTCTGTGAAACTTTAACTTTATCACCATATATTTCAACATAATCTTTATTGATATTGATTCCTGCTGCCTTCAATTTAGTCTTTTCAACAACATCCGTCTTGCGCTCTGTGTATTCCGTGACAACTGCACCTTCTTCTATTTTTGGTTTTGTGATGGTCACATTCCAGCTCGTTACGTCAGTCTGCTCGGCATTTTTCGGGAACTGGAAGTAGAGTTCTTCAGGAAGTCTATCCTTGAATCGGAAATGCCCCCATACCCTCTGCTGCTTAGACAGCTCTTTGACTTCAACCAAAGCAACATAACCAACTGTCTTTCCGTCATCACCGACCTCGGTCATTGCACCATTCTGCGGTTCTTTGTAGCAAGTGAACTTGGTGTTTGTGATAGGATAAGAGACATACACGCCCATATACTTTGCATCGCCTCTTACCTCGAAACTGATAGTATAATCTGTATTGAGTTTGAAGGTACTGCCTTTTATTCGATAGAATGTATTGTAATCATCGCTACCGTTCGCTGTCAGCTCATAAGCATCACCCACAAGAGTCTTCTGACCCTTCGCCTCAATAACATTACCACCTGCATCAAGCGTCCTTGAATTATCAATCAAGTTTGCACCGACATAATCATAGTCTTTATCTGATAATGTCCAACCGTTGTACGTATTACCTTCTTCAACCATTGGTCTGCAAATATAGCTTTCAATCTGTCCGCTATCCACTAGGCAACACTCCCAAAAGTTGAAGGCAATATAATCTGATGCTGCATCCTTCGTGTCAATCACTGCCGTACATAACTGCCATTCATATACATTTTTGGGCGCAAATTCCGCAGGAGTAATGTAGGTGGCTCTTTTTATACGCTTTGCGTTTGTCACCTTGTCTGTATAGATTGCTTCAATAGTAAGTTTAGCATTGATGTCATTTGTCTTAAAGTAACAAGATAATATGTATTTCTTTCCCTTTTCAATCCTTACGCTTTTTCCTCCTTGTGAACCATCCCAATACACTCCAACGTAGTGTGCATTTCCTGCTTCTGTAACATCAATGGCTTTGATACAGTTTGTACCTTGATATCCACTGTTCATTTCAATTCTTGCATCATTAGAAATGATGAAGTCATTGGTTTTTCTTCTGAAATCACTGCCCGCAAGCAGATTGCGCCTTGCTATTGACTTCTCGCTTACAGACAGGGAGATTTCTCTTGCCGTTTGTTCGATTTCAGACTTCGCTTGAGTCAGCTCGTCTTGAGTTACAGCACCATCAAGTCTTTTTGATACTTCTTCAAATTGCGACTTGTAGCTCTTATTATCGAATGCTACGACTCCGGTAAACTTAGCCACGTTGGCAGAGAAAGGAACTTGCGCAAAATAGGTAACACCATTGTAAGTTAATTGCACAACCGCATAACCTGACGTCGCAGAAACATTTCCTCGATTTACACCATCAATAACTACGCCGTTCTTTGCGATATTACTGCCTGATACATTTACTTCGATATATCCATCCTTCTGTATTGCACCGCATTTGCAATTTACGCACAAATCATCCCTTGAGCTAATGTTGCTGCATCTATTCGAAATATTCTGGTTACCCTTCATTACCTTTACTTTCGCAACCTTTCCTATGCTAACAGGTACAATTCCGTTGTCATTCGTGTCAAAAATAAGTGGAGCATCTTCTACAAGGATAGAGACGGCAGCCTCTCCGTCTACACCATCCTTGCCAGGCTTGCCTTGCGGGCCCTGCGCACCGTCTGCACCATCCTTTATCGCCGCTATCGTTATCTGGCCCCTCGCCAATAATGTTTCCATACACTTTCATTTTTTTAGTTAATAAAAATAAGGGTGAGGTGCCCTTATTTAGACACCTCACAAGTAAACGTGCCTCTCACTGCCACGTCAGCGTTGGCCACCGTGACGTAAGGCTTGCTCGAAGCATTCACTGCACTTGATGTACCGTTCCAGTTTGTGGCTACACCGCTGGCATTGTACTTCGTCCATTTGTAGATGTAGTTCGATGCATGGTTGCTGTCTGCCTTCACCGCTGCACCATCCTCCACTACCTTGCCATCTTTCCAGAGTCGGGCGTAAAGCTCCGTCGATTGCGCACCGTTCACTATCTTGTCGCCGGTCAGCGAATACACCTCCACCACGTACGGGTCGCTCGCATCGAAGAACGTGATGATAGCGCAGGCCGTATCTGCACCGTCTTTCACCGTACAGCGGAAAGTCTGGAAGTTAAGCACGTCATTGGCGCTCACGTTCAGAGTGCTCACGCCGCCCGAAGTGCTCACGTTGCCCGAAGCCACAGCGTCCCATGTGCCGGCACTGATATTCAGCACCTCCCAAGTCATTGATGTCATGGTGGTGTCCTGCACGTTGCCACGGAAGAACTTGGCTATAGCACGCAGCTTATTGCTGTTGTTGGTCGAGTCGAACGTGTTGCCGTCAGGAGTCTCAATCTGCACTGTCTGAAGCGCACCGCCACTCTTAGCCAGCGAGATGGTCTTGTAGCCGATACACGTTGTCGTAGCCTTTGTCTCCGGGTCTGTGTATTTGCACGACCATTCGATGTTCTTCACGCTGCCGTTCTTGTTGATGTTGTTGACGAGGTTTAACTGGTATGACTTGCCGCTCACCGGGGTTGCAGCCACACCGTCCACCTTCCACGACCATCCGCTGCAGGCTGCGGTCGGAGCCTGGTCTGTAGCACTGCCCGTCACATATACACGGGCTGTTATCACGTTTGGCCCACTCGCCGAGTAGTTCGGAGTGTACACACCCGTGTCGGGGGTGTAGATCTGAGTCTCGCCCTTAGAGCATTGTGTAAAACACTGCACGGCCTTGCCGTCATTGAGGTCAACGATAGTAATCTGACCATTAGCTAATACTTTTGCCATAATCTTTTTTTGTTTTAATATTATTATATGTTACTATTAATAGTCTTTGTATCTGATAAGCACACACTACATCCGAATTGTGCTTGTCTGTTTACATCGTCACGTGTTATAAGACAGTTCCGGCCAACCCCCTCATGCAGCGTGTTCCATACAGCATCATCTTCAGCATCAGCCGATTGTCGCCACCACGACCATGAGCTGTTGCTCACGGTGTCGCTTATGTCCTCGCCATTGCGTAGCAGCGTTGCCTTCAGCGTCATTTCGCCCGAACCGTTAATCATCACCGTGCCCGTATCGCTCGTTATCATTATCTGATAAGCCACACCGTCCTCGCCCTTCTCGCCCTTCTGCGCACTCATCACAAGCTGCCAGTCAGCGCTCCCGGGCATAGGCTCACTCGTGCTGCCCTCGGGGTTGGTACACAGCCACACGCCGTTGCCGTGGCTTACCTGGTCATAATAGCTGTAGCTCAAGACCTTCTGCCACTCGCCTCTGTAGTTCACCATGTGCATAGCTTCACCACTCGAAGACACCCACTTAAAGAAACTGCTTTTAAACCTCGTTCCATCGGGAGATAGCACGAACACATCTTTGTCTTCGTGAGTAAAGTCAGTAATGCCTCTATATCCGACGATGCGAGGGGTACCTGCGCCTGTCGTCTCGAGCATGAGAACATTCGTTCTACTTATGCTGCTCTCATCCCCCGTTTGTATCTGATGGCCGTCAAGGACAATAGCATCGCCATCGGCTGGAATGTCACTACCCGTCAGACAATTAGTCTTGGAAAGGATAATCCAGTCGAATTTCTTGTCACCATAGAGGCTATCTCCTTCATCATTCACGATAAACTCGCTTTCAGAAGAAACCGCGACAACGCACCTCCAGTATTCCTTGTTGGATGCGTTGTCGTAAGCTCCAGGCTTAATATTAAAGGTCTGACATCTTGCTTGGTCACCGACTACCCACAAGTTCTGTGTAGCCATTGTTCCATCATCAGCAAGGATATAGCATTTCCAGCCATCATACTCTCTGTTTGTAGATAGAGTATATTCGCCTTTCTCGCTATTATAGACAACTGGCACAACCTTTACAAGCTTACTGCCAGCACCAGAGAGATAAACATTACCTCCGGCGTAAGAAAGCTTCCTTATCTCCAGCTCATTAAAGACAGCTTTTCCCCATACAATGAGGTCTGTAATACTAAGAGAGTACCTACCATTATCGTCCGGTTTGATGCCAAATCCCTGTTGTGAGGCAGAATTGAATCCGTCTGAAGCGATTGAACTTATTATACCATTTCCTCTTCCGTCGAATCCACAGACATTTCCTAAAGAAAAGCCTTGGAGAAGCCGCAGAAACTGCTCAAATTTAACCTGACCTTTTACCACCTGAGGATCCTTTGTCGCCTTCAGACTCAAATACTGCAGTAATATTTCCGCATCCTCACGAAGGTTGCCCGCCTCGGAGGCGTAGGCTGCATTCTGTGCCGATGCTGCAGTACCGGCATAATTTGCCTGATCTGCAACTTCTGCCCGCTTAGCCTTATCGGCCCTGCCAGCGTGCTCAGCTTCAGATATAACTCCGGATATATACTTAGTTGAGGAAGAAGAACCACCCGAGCCGCCCGTCTTCTTCGGTTTGCTATAAGTCTTAATTTCTATCATATTATAATCCTTTTATAACACTATTAAAACCACTTTAGAACAACTCTCTCATCGTCACCACTGCAGTACCCTCAGTAAGGTTTCTGTCTATACCCTGCACATAGAACCGTTTGCCGATAACAGGAACACTAAAGATGCTCGCAAAGCTAAGGCCCTTCTTTGGCTCGATGACGTTCTGCGTCATCACCACCCTCGGTTCGTGCCATTCCTGCCAGTACGCATCCACATACAACTTCTCTGGCTTATCCGCCAAGTTCTGGTTGCGGTCATAGATGCCGACAAGTGCATTCTTGGTCGCCTCGTTCTGTGGAGATGATAGTTTCACCGCATTATTTACCCCTAACGCCTTGCACTCCTTCGAGGTGAGCGCGGTAGTGAACCGAAACTCCAGGTCATCCTTTCGGTTGACGAAGTTTTCGCCGGTATCACTCTTATATACGATATCCTTTTCGTCACCTACCGCACCTATCTTTCCGTTATCGCTAACCACCTCTACCTTAAACTCCTTGAGCATGATACTATTGATCTCCTGCAGGAGAAGATGACTATTCTGATACCACTTGGTGTGTCGCCAGAAAGATGGATGTCTTCTCGTCACTTCATTCCATTCCGCATTCACGGGGCCGAGTATCTTAAACTGCACGCTACCACTTACATGATCAGACATGCGGATAGGTATCGCAGTACCCTCTGCAGTAATACCCTTTGTGTATGGAGCATTCTTGCGGATCTCGAACTCCGTACCAATAATCTTATCCCTTAATTTCGGATCAATACCGATGGTGAAGCTCTGTGCGTAATACTCGTCATCTGATGCACATTCGCTCCGCTCCTTGTATTTCTTCCATACGAAATCATCCGTATCGCCTTCGCCCTGGCTCGTGCCTCCTACCGCATTCGTGTCGCCCTTCTTGCATTCTACGACACATTTATCGCCGATAATGAGCATACAGGAAATAAGACCCACTCTCTTGATGGTATCGGTAGCAACACCTACGGCGCTATAGTTATATTCACGATCCTGAGGACCCGTGCCCGTGTAAGGGTAGAAGGTATGAGCACTGTCTGTATAATTGGTATTGTCATACCACGGTTCTTCGTTCCATCGTTCGGAACGCCAGTACTTGCGGGTATAGTACCTTCCGTCACCATTATTGCGGCTCGGCACGGTTTTATGCCAATAAGAATTGGGATGCATAGAGTTCACACTCCAGTAATCAACATTCATCATGTGACCAAAGATATCCGTAACGTTCATTACAGGATTAAGGATCATTTTGCCGCTGATCACGATATAATTTATCGTATCACTATCAGCAGGCGAAAAAGTACCTCCACTCTTGTTTCCCGTATATTCCGCCACAGGGCACGACGCAAGAATCTCTTCCTCGGTTGGGTGTCCACTTCTGCCTATAGTAGAAATGATCAGATAGTTATCCATACTCACCGACGTAACGAGGGAAGACGTGTTGCCGCCATTTTTGCGTTCTATCTTGCCGAAAGCACACACACACGCACCGATACCGGCAGTAAGACCATTGTTCAGAATATCCTGCTGCTTGGTTCCGTCTGCGGGGTATTTCTCGTACATATCTATACGACTGCCTTTTTCTATTCCGTAGAATTTCCAGTTCGTTACAGCCTTAGGCCAGCAGAACCAGTCCACCTGACTTGCATCCTGCCAGTCTGTCCTTCCTATTCCCGTCGTCATGGTTTTCATAGCGTTATAGGCGGTTTCTCCTTCGCCTTCAGCTATATACTCGGTCATGTATTTCTGGAAGTTACCTGCAGCAACTAAGGACTCGTCATCGAGCGGACTTTCTATCACATCATCCACTTCTGTCACATTATCAGTAAGCAGCAACTCATTGTATGTTTCTCCGATGCTGATTTTCGTATCACAGTCAGCCACCTCGATATCCTTACCGACACGGTATGTAGGTATCCTGATACTCGTTATGCTGACACTGTCTATTCCGTAAAGGCTTAAGGAAGAATTTTTCCGTATCGACTCCCAGGAGAATATATAGAAGGTAGTACCTTCCTGCACGATATGCAGATTGAGATACTTCAGTATTTCGTTGAGCACGTCTTCCTGCGTCCACATATCATCCTCTTCATCGCCAAAGAACAGCAGTTCGTTGATACTGGTGTTCTGGAATATATTATAAAATTCATCACCATTATCACCAGGCAATACCTTCGAACCGTCATACCAAATCGGGAACGCACCAGCCATCCAATAATTCGCCGCATCGCTCACGTCGTTTAGTATCTCTGTAACGATGTCGTAGAACGTGCGCTGCGCAGCCTTACCTTTGAGCACATCATAAAGAACTGCTGCAGCACCCACATTCCGATAGTTGGAATAAGAGAGTGCAGAAAGGCAGTCGATGCAGGTCAGCTCCACCTCGTCATAGTCTTCATTATAACCCTGACTAAATGCCTGAGGCTCGATATACCCCACAAAAATACTTTCATCATTCCGAAGGATATTCACCACAGCATCACGACAGGAACTGCAGAAGAAGTCCGGCACAAAATTCTTGCACAACAGGCGTACACTTGCCTGATAGCACAGTATATGATCAAAGGTGTCGTTTACCTGAGAGGTAATCTCTACTGGGTCATCGGTAAAGAAAATGCCATCCTCTTCATTACCGATTTCCACTCTTTGAGAATCATCACCATTCGTAATGATGATTACCGTAATCTTATCTTCCCGATTATTATAAAAATCTCCTTCAAAAAGCATAGTCTCTAAATTTTAATGTTACTACGTCGGCGGTTGCTTCTCGTTTCATTCGCTACCGCCATCACTATATCACGCCCACGGAGTCGGCCGTTAATACCAAGGGTAGCGCTTATGCCGCCACCGATGCCCTGCAGTCCTGCAGTATTCACCGACACACCCTGCACTGCTGCGCCATTGGCAATGGCAAAGAGGCGGGCCTGCTGGGCTGCGTTCAGGATCATCTCGCCAGAGTTGACCCTTACCAAGACCTTATCGCCCGATGTCTGATTGCCGCCAACGATACCACCGGTGGCAAACTGACTGATGGTGGATATGATGCTCGTAAGCTGTGCCGTACCCGATATACCGAAAGCGAGCCAGTCTATCCAGGTCTTACAGGTACTCATGGCCTGTGCGAAGGAAAGAACAAACTGGCCGATGGCTGCCGCCATCATACCCGCCTTGGCCGCTGCTGAGTCTCCACCCAACTGCTGCAGGGCAGAACCCAACATCTCGCAGCTGGCTCCAGCCACCGCCATACCCTTGGCGGTAGAGTCACTTATGCCGTTAATATCAGCCAAGCCTGTGCGTACACTTTCAAAGCTACTTATATCAATATTAAAGAGCGAGGAGATATGATCATAATCCCGTGCCTTGGCTTCCACCTCCGTATTGATGACGAGCGGCTTATCCAATAACTTTTGGCGCTCCGCCTCTATCTCTTCGTTCAGCTGCGCAGTCAGATTGCTTGCAAACGTCTTCACGTCAAGTTTCGGAACATCCTCGATACCGACATCCACCTTCAGCATATATAGCTGGCGCTGGAGTCCTTCTATCTCTGCATTCAGAGCACGGGCAGTCGCCTTGTCGGCTGTGGCGTTGAGCTCCTTCTGCTTCTCGTTGATTTTCTCCTCATACCAGTCGATGCTACCTTCTAAGGCTTTCTTGTCCTCAGTTACTACAGGAGTATTCCCCGTGTTGGTATTACCGCCGCCTCCGGCATTACCGGTCGAACCGGTTGAGGTATTAAGAGAAGGAGGTGCAGCACTATACCCTGCAGTATGCTTATAGCTGATATTCTGGTTCTGCTTGACAAGGGCTTCCATACGCTTCTTCAGGTTCTGTTCCTGCCGATACAGATTGGTCACTACCTTGTCTGCCTCTGCCTTCTGACTGGTGCCAGCCTTAGTTACGTACTTATACCACACACCGCCCAGAAGGAACGCACCAAGGTCTCCCTTTTGCGCCTTTACCTTCTCTTTCTGGTTTTCCGTGCTAAACTTCTTGGTACGTCCGTTTTTATCATGCGCATAGTCGTATCGTTGTTGCTGCAGGTCGGCTGCCTGGTTGGCAAGGTTGCGGATAGTGATCTCATTGATCATCTGATTACAGTAAGCCTTAGAGTTGGCGGTAAGCGCCTGATACCATTGGCTCACGGTAGAGTAGTAGCCCATCGCTTCGCCATACTTGGTGTTCATCTGCTGCACCATCGCCTTCTCCTGTTCCTTGCTCCCCTTGAAGTTCTTCAGGGCAGCGATATTCTGCATCATCTCGCTGCGCACGCTCGCTATCTGTTGTGACGTCTGTTGATGAGCCATCTTGGCTTTCTGCTCTGCTTCCGAAAGCTTATCTACACTCTTGGCAGCATCGTCACTGCTATTCATGAGGTAGTTGATAGCTTCAGTAAGTGCCACAATAGCGATACCTACACCTGTAGAGATCATCAGGCTTTTTATCGCGACTCCTAAAGCTCTTGTCGCTACAGCCGCAGTTGTAGCTCCAACCGCTTCTCCAGTAAAGGCAGCCTGTAACACTCTCGACACTGCCACCGCAGCTACTTTAGCCTTACTGGCGGCAGTTGTAGCAACCGACACGAGATTGGTAGTAATAGCAAGCGATTTCATGGAAACGATAAGCTGTGTAGTTGCAGATAGCGTTACCAGAGCCTGTGAAATGAAATTGATAAATGGCAGTGTATTACCTATACTTGACTGCACCATATCCCTGAACTTGCCTAATTTGTTGTTTAGCATCTGCAGCGTTGCCGCTCCTGTACTCGACATAATCCCGAAAACCTTATCGATGGTGCCGGCACTATTTTTCATATCTGCGACATTCTCTCTAAATTTCTCCGCCAGTTTGCCTGTCAGTGGAGTAAGAGCACGAAGACTTTCTGCACTCCCGAAGAGCTTTCCATATATCTCCTGTTCCAGCATACCGCTTGATGCAGCATATTGTTTCACGCTCTTATCAAGTGAAACCAAAAACTGTTCCATACCTCCAGCGGCCTTGATAGCAGCAGCATCAAACTGGATACCCATCTGTTGTGCCATCTCTGCAGCCTCACTCGAAGGCTTGATAAGAGCCGTAAAAATAGCTGCCAACTGAGTACTTACCTCGGCTGTATTACCAGATACATTCGTCAGCGTACTGAAGGTGGCCATCAGTTCATCAACACTTACACCAAGCGTGGAAGCCTGAGAGGTAACACGTGGCAGGGCTTGCGCTAATTCCCCAAACGAGGTAACACCATTCTTGGCGGTAAGCTGTATCTTATCCTGAATAGAACCGGCAGCATCCCAGTCTAATCCGTAGTTCTTGATAATGTTAGAAGTAACCTTCACTGTCTCGCCAAGGTCAGCAAGACCGCCCACAGAAGCACGGGCCGACTTATCAAGGAATGTAATCCAGTTATCCTCGGGTACACCATTTGAAATAACCTGATAAAGACCGTTTGCAAGTTCATCACGTGCAATAGGTATTTTTCCTGCCAGTTCCGAAACCTGATCCTTTAAATTTGCAAGCTCCTGGCCACTCTTTCCTGCCATGGTATTAGCTGCAGCCATCGCACCCCCAAAGCTCCGGCTTTCCTCTGTGACGTCATTAAGGTAACCGGACAACTGAGCAAAACCATCAGAAACACTTCGTACCGTCTCATTAATCTGGTTGTATTTAACGAGCGAATCCCTAAGCTTATCCGATTCTGTCTTTGCATTCCCAATGGCTTTCTGTAACTCATCTATGTCCATAGTCACCTTTTTAACGACATCCTTGCCGTCAACTCTAAGATTTAATTTAAAAGTTACCTCTTTTGCCATAATAATTTTATTAAAATATTTGGATTATTCGATTCTTTTTTCTATATTTGCAGCGTGTTTATATTATACCCAAAGATTATGAAGAAGAGTAAAAATAAAAAGAGATCCTGGGGTATTCCTTGGGGCTGGATTACATTTATTAATGTAGTCATCGGTATTGTTGCGTGCAACGAATACTTCACTCTGGATCCATCAGCCGCTTCTGTATGGGGAGATATCACGGTCTGCTCGATGCTGTCTCTGTGTATAACAATGCCTATCTGGTTTATCAGACTTATACACAGACTTTGCAAAAAACTTGATGGACCATCAGGCTATACGCCATGGTGGTATGGCGGTCTATAGCCCCGCCCGCTTCTTAGCTGCCCGATACCTCTCCATGATTTCCTCACGGCTCATCGGCTTTTCGTTCTTCACTCTTTCCTCTTCACTCTTCCCTCGTTCCTCCCACGGGAACCTCATGATGTCCTGCGGTGTAAGCTTCGACTTAGAGTAAGGCTGCATACTGCAGAGACACTGCATCCTTATGCGTTCCCATCTGCCTCGCTCCCTGCTTGTCTGCATCTCATTCCATGCCTCATACGCTGCGTAGAACTCCGAAGGGGCGCATCGGCAAAAGTCATCCATGCTCATACCAATACACCCCATCGCAATACCCAGCAGATGTTCCACATCCGTAGGCTCATATTTCTGCGAGTCAGAGTCTATGGCTTTGTCTCTGCTTTTTTTTTCTCACTCTCTTCGTTCATTGCCGCATTCCACGCACTCACGTCGTCTGGAGTGATCAGACAGCAGAAAGTCTCGAAATCGACATCAAACTCCACTCCGTCGGCCTTACAGGCGCTCACGATGCAACACCACATAAACATGAGCAGTTCTTCTATGTCGTTACCATCCATGTCGCTCACGTCCTTCTGCAGATTTCTCTTAAACAGAAGCATCGCTCCCATCGAGAGGCGGCAAGGCAATTCCCTGCCGCCTACATTGATCATCGTTTTTTTCATTAATACACACAAATTTGAAATCAGTCTCTTTTAACTCAATTATTTAGAATGTACTGTAGCGCTGCTCGCACCGGACTGCAGACCATTAGTCTGTTTCTCTACCTTGCCATAGTTCTCCAGCTGCACGGTGTATTTTGCATCATCGCCCGCCTGGCCGTCCAGATCGAGAGAGGTAATGATGTACTTACCCTTATATCCGCCAGCCGTCTTTCCGGTACGCTGACCAGCCTCACGAATATTGTAGCTCGCATTTACAGGAGTACCACTCAGCATCAGGTCCTTCAGCTGGTCGTAAGTAGGAGCACCCGAATCGGCGTCCGTACATACCAAGCCGTCGGCAGAGATACTCTCCGAGAAACTCTTCACGTACTTCTCTTTCCACTTCGCACCTGCAGCCTCCTTGGTCATACGTTCACCCGTCTCAGCCGAGGTGGTAATCTTACAACCTGTACTGAAGGCCAATGCGCCATCATTCACGGAGAGGATAAGATCAGTACCGTCCAATATATTTTCCATATCAATACTTTTTATGATAACTTACTAATAGATAGCCCACAAGAGCTACCCCTAACCACACACAAATCAATTTTATCAACGAACCTTTGCTACATTCGGGAGGTTTCTTCTCTTCCACGCTTTCCACGCTATTATAATTGCTTTCTAACGCCGTTCGCTTGATCTTAGAAGAAGAATTTACCGAAGTAGAACAGGAGCTATTTTCACCTTCGAGTACGGCTTGAGCTTTCACCGTGCCATATCCCTCGATGCGATACCCGCCGCTATCCAATGGCTTGATGAGCCACGTCTGCTGCCACTGCTGGTCAGTCGTCAGATTTTCCGTCGTCTGACCCGTCGTTCGCGCCGTGTCTCTGCTTACGCTGCTGTCTTGACTTACGCTGCTTGCCTGTTGTGTCCGCTGCATCTGGGTCACCATCGTCTTCTTGGTTCTGCAGCTCACCGCTGACAGGGCAAGAAGCACGATGAGGACAAAGCTGGATAGCCTCGATAGCCCGCGTGAGCCTATTGAGTGCATAGCGGGTACGGGCATTCTCCCTGTTGAGTTCCTCGATAGCCTTTGCATTATCTTCTGCTGCATCATTCAGTTCTTTTTGTTTTGCCAGGAGTTCCTTACTCACGTCGCCATACATCTCCTTGAAGGTGTCATGTATGCGCTTCGCCTGCTCGGCCTCCTTTACCTTTCGATTGGCTATCCAGGCGATGGCAGCACCGATGCCGCCCGATGGGATAGCCCACTGCAGTATGTTTAGTATGATGTCTGTCATCGCCTTTCAAACCTTTCTTAACCTAATAAACTATCAACTATTACTGAAAAAATCTACACTTGCCTGATACCTAACGAGCGAAGCCATTCCTGGACATCAAAAGACGGGCAGGCTTTCTTTGAATTTAACTCGTTATGTCCAACAATACGGATTTGAGGGAAGCGGTTGTGGAAGTTTTTCACATAATCGGCAAGAGCCTTCTTCTGCTCCAGGGTGCGGGTGTCGAGCGGTTTACCGTCGTACTTGCTCACACCTCCTGCATAGACAACATGCCGGCTCACGGCATTATAGCCAGCAGCACCATTGGTAATCTCCCATGGGTCCACTTCCGCATCCTCGTTGTTATCCACCAGGCGCTCTATACTACCATCCAGATGTACGAGATCAGTATAGCCCACCTGCTTCCATCCTCTGCCGCCCTTGGCTGGAGGATCGCAGTGCCAGTGCCGGATATCGGCGGCTGTCACCTCCCGACCTTCCGGCGTGGCAGTGCAGTGGATTACCAGATATTTCATTTTCGCCATACGGTTAACCAGCGTTATAACCTGAACGGATGACACCACCGGCATCCTCCTTCTTAGGCATACAGATGAAGTAGTGGCGATAAGACACCAGGTTGCGCTGGTACTGAGGGTCGCTCTCGGCAGGACTGTAGTACATCTTTGTAGAGCCAGTGGCCTTGAATACACGTGGCACGTGGAATGCGAACGAACACTGGAACTCGCCAGTCTTAGGTGTGGCGCCTAAGGTGTTCTTCACGCCTGTAGTACTGTAGGTAGGACAGGCACCGTACTCATAGATATCAAAACCATAGAGACGGCCTACAGTGCCGTCGGTGCGGTTGATGTTATACTGCTCCTTGAATGCCTGGTCGGTCTCCAGGAGGTCGTTCACGTGGTCCGTACAGAGCACCAGGCGGCGGCCGGTCACAGGCACGCCTAATGCGTCGAGCTCACGCTTCAGAGCCACAACGTCGTCAACGCAGAGCTTGATGCGCTTGGTGGCGGCATCCACTGCGCCAGTAGTCACGAGCACAGGGGTCTTGTCTGTGTTCTTCGTAGGACAGAGCGCATGGGCTGCCTTGGCATACTTAGCGTCGTTCAGGGCATTGGCGCAGCTTTCCTTCACGCGGGCCATCTTGTCGTAACTGAGCGCATACAGCTCGTCGTCGGTCACTGGCACCACCTTGGTCTGGAACTTGTCAAGCGAGAAGGTCTTATCGCCGTCCTCTAACTCCTGTACGTCCAATGGGTAGGTGGTGTTGTTGACAAGCACCTGCGGATCGGCACCTACATCCACGAGGTGAATCACGTCGTTGTTGACGATCGAACTCTGGTCGGGCACACCGTTGAGCCATGCTGCATCCAGTTTTCCACGGAGAGCCTTAATCAACTCACCCGTCCATACTTCGGTCAGCACGCCATCACATGCCGCATCCTTAGGCATAAAGCCAGGAAGTGCGATAGCAATAAGACAAGCCACAGCTGCACCACCCATAGGGCTGCAGCCCAACAGCGTTGCGATAACTCCACCTACAATGGCATTGAAAAGCAATGCCGATGCAATCTTGATAATTGTTTTCTTATTCATAGTTATATCTTTTTTTATCTTTAAAAGGCAAGAATGCTCTTTTTACCTTTTTACTTTTTTACCTTTAAACATTACGCAGGCTCAAATCCATACTCCGCCTTGTAGAGGCGCACGAATTCGTCGTGGTGGTTATCGTGCAGATCCATCATCACGTTGGCTGGCACGGCACTCAGCTTCTCGTACTTCGAGTAGTCCTGTGGTTCTGCCACGATATTACCCTTGTCGGTTCGGTGTAGGGTTGCCGTAATCTTGCCCTGTGGCTGCATGGCCGACAGCGTGATGTTCAACTGATCCAGACCCAACTTCTTGCCCAGCTCTACGAAGTGTTCCTTCATGCCTGCAGCAAGTCGTTTCTCTGTAATGGCAGTTTCCACCGCACGGGTGATAGCAGCCAACTCCACAGCCTGCTGCTGCGCCTGGAGCGTCTGTACCTGAGTCTCCAATGCGGATACCTTACCTGCCGCGAGACTGAGACTCACGAGCTTCTGATTCACTTCTTCTTCCGTTGCGGTCTCCTTCAGACCCAACTTGATCGCTAAATCTTTTAATTCCATTTCTTTCTTTTTTAATGGGGTTTTACTTACATTATCTAATAGAGGAAGAACACCGTCAATGGAGTCCTGTCCTGCTGAAAGTGAGATTGTCTTACCTTCATGAGTGAGCACGATGGCATCATCATTGCCACCAATATCCACCACACTCACCTCGATGAGTTTCGATTTCGTCACCGTCGGCCTCTGCTGCCCCTCGGCGAGCAGCTGCTTATCGTCGCTCATCTCCAAGATCTGGAAGTTCGCGCTCACCATTTTCACGCTGCCGAACTCCCATTGCTTCTTCAGTTGCTTAGACAGTTCCGTGGCCTCGTCAAACACCAGCTCGCCCGTTACGTCCTGACCTTCCACCTTCAGATCCTTCACCATACCCACCACCTTGCCACGCTCGTGCATGTAGAGTAGCACCGGGTTGCGCTGATACTGCGCCAGATCTATACCTGGTGTAAGAATTCGAGTGCCGTAGCAGTTCACGCTCTCATTACTGATTCTTACTCGTTTACCTTTGCTCATATCTTTTTTACCTTTTTGTCTTTAAAAGCAAGAAGGCTCTTTTTACTTTTTTACCTTTTTACTTTTTTACCTTTAAAAGTTTTTTTCGGATGCAATATTACTAACTTTTCGCATAACCTCCAAAAAAGTATGAAATGGTTTCACACTTCTATGAAACCGCTGCACACTATTTTTGCAGATTGCCCAAAAAGTCGCAATTTTGCAATACCAAACCCGCAAGGCATCAAGCGCCTCCGTGGTTTTCTATTCACATTATAATAACATTCGAATATGACAAAAGCAGAATTAGAACGCAAGAAGAACCTCGCCCGAACCCTCTATATGGCGGGTAAGGAACAGGCAGAGATAGCCGAGCAGATTGAGGTATCCAGAGTGACAATATCCAAGTGGGCCAACACGGAGGGATGGAAAGAACAACGAGCCGCCAAGAACGTGACACGACCGGAGCTGGTCAACAAACTCCTCCTTACCATCGACACCCTTATCAGTCAGGTAAACGAATCCGGCGACCCGGACAAGATATCCGGATTAGGCGACCGATTAGCCAAACTCTCGTCCGTTATTCAGAAACTCGACAAGAAAGCCAACGTGGTGGATGCCATCGAGGTGTTCATGGCCTTCAGTAAGTGGATGCAGTTCCGTGCACAGACCGACCCGAACATCACACCCGAACTTCTCAAGACATTCAACTATTACCAGGATCTCTTCATTTCCGACAAGATGAATAATGGCTTCAGTTGTGAACTCTAAGGTATAACAATAATAATAGAAGCAAAGAAGGATGGCGACACAATCAGAAAAGAAACAGGCCATCGAGGCATGGCGTGAACACTGCAAGCAGATAGCAGCCCTCACCGACACCTCGCTCATGGCTCCCGAAAGCAAGACGGACAGAAAGAAACGTATAGCTTCCCTGCAGAGGGACTATGCTGCCTTCTGCGAATATTATTTTCCTCACTTCCTGCAGCTCAAGGATAAGACCACCGGCAAGGTACTGCGCACCATCCACAATGCGCCGTTCCACAACCAGGCAGCCCGCAAGGTGAAGTCCACACCCAATCTGAAGGCGGTATTCATGTGGCCTCGTGGTCACGCCAAGAGTACCCACCTGGACGTTTTCCTGCCCCTGTGGCTCATGTTTCAGCCTCTCAGGCTCATCAACTTCATGGTCATCGTGGGCAAGAGCGAGGACGCTGCCTGCCGACTATTGGGTGATATCCAGGCTGAGTTAGAATACAACGACCGTCTCAAAGCGGATTTCGGAGAGCAGAAGCCCTCTGGCGGCGACTGGACCGACGGCGAGTTCAAAGCACAGTGCGGCGTCAAGTTCCTCGCCTGCGGACGTGGTCAGAGTCCTCGTGGTCTGCGCGACCGTGAGGCACGTCCTGACTATATCGTCATCGACGACCTCGATGATGATGAACTCTGTAAGAACGAGAAGCGTGTCCGTGAACTTACCTCATGGGTCAAGTCAGCCCTCTTCGGATCCCTGGATGTGGGCCGTGGCCGCTTCATCATGGTGGGCAACCTCATCTCGAAGAACTCTGTGCTCTTCAATATTGCCCACACCAAGGGCGTGTTCCTCTCCAAGGTCTATGCCGTTGACAAGAACGGAGACCCTACATGGCAGGAGAAATGGACACGCGAGGAGGTGGATGCTTATCGTGAATTCGTGGGCTATCGAGACTGGAACAAGGAGATGATGCACAACCCTATCAAGGATGGTACCATCTTCCGACACGAATGGATCAAGTATAAGCGTATGCCGAAGCTCTCGAAGTATGATGCCTTAGTCTGCTACACCGACCCGTCCTGGAAATCGACTACCGAGAACGACTACAAGGCGTGCCGCCTCTGGGGAAGCATCGGCAGGGAACTGCACCTGATAGACTGCTTCGTACGTCAGGACACCACGGGCGCCATGGTGAGATGGCTCTACAATCTCTACGAACGAAGCTTGGAAGAAGGCGCAAGTATCCAATTCTACATGGAGGCAAACCTGATGCAGGATACTGCCCTCGATGAGTTTGCTGCAGAAGGCGACCTGCGCGGCTACCAGCTACCTATCACGGCCGACAACCGCAAAAAGCCCGACAAGCTGCAGCGTATCGAGTCCGTAGCTCCACTCTGGGAGCGTGGTGTGGTATTCTACAACGAGGCACTCCGAGACTCCGAGGATATGCAGGTAGGCATCGACCAGACGCTTTCGCTCGAACATGGCAGCCGTGCGCACGATGACGCACCCGATGCCGACGAGGGCGCCATCTATATCCTCCAGAAGCAGGGCAGAGTAGCCGCCTTTGTTCCGAGAATAGTCAAGAGAATGCGCCCAAAGAATTCATGGTAAAAAACATTTCTAATTTCTCATTTCTAATTTCTCATTAAATCATGAGTTTCATCACGCAGGAAGATTTTAAGGTCGTGAGCAGCGAAGCTTCGCTCAAGGCCATCACGGGTGCTGACCCGGATAACATCAGCAACGCCATCGCGGAGGCACAAGAAGAGGTAGCCGGTTATCTGCGCCCTAAGTATGACACCGACCGCATCTTTGCCACCGAAGGCAACGATCGCAACCGCCAACTCGTCATGTACACCGCCGATATTGCGCTCTACAACATGATTGCATCGCTCCCCAACCGTATGGGCTACGAGACCCGCAAGGAACGTTACGAGCGTGCCATCAAGTGGCTCGAGGGTGTACAGGCGGGCAAGATAGTGCCAGACCTACCCATCGCTACAGACGAAACAGGCAGCGACATCTCGCAAGGCGGAGTCTTAGCATACGGCAACGGTCCCGACCGCCACAGCTGGTAAAGTATTAGTCGGAATAATAATCGGCAAGAAGGCTCTTTTTACCTTTTTACTTTTTTACTTTTAAATTAAACATTAAACGAAAATGGCAAGATTGAACATAAACAGAGCCAAAGACCGCATAGAGGATGCCTGGAGAGCATTCCTCGGCAAGCCACAGCTCTGGAGAACTAAATATGGTGACATCGAACTGGTAGGCAAGAGCAACCGCCGACAGGTGGAAAGCATCATCGCCAAACTGCAGCGTACCACCGAAGCACTCACCAAGGGCGACATACAGAAATGGCGCCGTGCGTGGCAACTCGCCATCAGTGTGGAAAGCCCCAACCGACAGATGCTCTACGACATCTATCGCGATACTGAGATAGATGCCCACCTCTCCGGTTGTATCGACCAGCGCAAAGGCTTCGTTATGGCGCGATCATTCAAGCTGGAAGACAAGAATGGAGCACCAGCAGAAGAACTCAACCACTTCTTCGAGCAGGAATGGTTCGTGGAGTTCTGCCGCCTGGTACTCACCACTCCCTACTGGGGACACTCGCTCATCGAACTCGGAGACCTCGGTACCGATGGAGACGGATGCCTCGCTTATAACAGTGTGACGTTGGTGGATCGCAAGTACGTCATACCCGAGCACCACCGCGTCATCACCGACCTCGGACAGGACTGGACTACGGGTATCGACTACCACGAGCCGGAATGGTTCGGCAATCTCATTGAGGTGGGCAGACCCGACGACCTCGGCCTCTATCTCAAGGCTTCACTCCACTGCATACCTAAGAAGAACGTGTTGGCAGCATGGGACGTCTTCAGCGAGATCTTCGGTATGCCGCTGCGCGTTGCCACCACCGGATCCAGGGATCAGAAGGAGGTGGACCGTATCAGCGACATGATGGCGCGCATGGGTCAGGCTGGCTATGCCGTACTGCCTACAGGCACAGAAATCCAAATCGTAGAAAGCGCCAAGAGCGACGCGTTCAACGTTTACGACAAGCGTGTGGATCGTGCCAACTCTGAAATCTCCAAACTTATCATAGGCCAGACCATGACCATCGAGGACGGTAGCAGTCTCTCGCAGAGCCAGACCCACCTGAAGGTGTTTGAAAACTTAGTGGAGAGCGATGCCAAGTTGCTCGCCAACACCATCAACAATCAGCTGATTCCTCGCATGATCAGCCACGGTTTTCCTCTGCAGGGTTATCACTTCGCATGGGATGACAGTCCAAGCTATACCCCGGAGCAGCAGATGGAGTACGAGAAGATGATAGCCGACCGATACGAGGTGGACGGCAAGTACTTCGCCGACAAATACAATATGCCCGTAGGTGAACGTATCCAGCAGCCTTCACTCTTCGGCAGTAAACCTGCAGACACGAAGAAAGACCCAAAGGACAACAAAAAGGACCTGAAGAATTTTTTCGACTGAGCCCCGAAGATTACGAGGGGCTACACTCGAGATACAAGGAGATACTGAAGGGCATGGACGTGCCGCCATTCATATCTTTGACTAAAGAGGAGGATATTGAAGAAATAGCAAAGAAATGGGCAAGCGTTATCAGTAATAAGTACGCAAGAGAAGATGCCGAAGAGGCTGCACGAATTGTGTTAAGAAGTGGGATTGTAACAGAACTACCCGATTTGCGTGAGGCAGATTTAGGAGGGAAAAAACGTTTTTTTGGTCTAACTCGTGCAGATTTCCACGCTGCTATATGCGAAGGAGACGCCAGTTCTATCAGGATAAATAAACGTGCTTATAAAACATGGAAAAAGGATTCTGACGATGCAGTACGGGGAGGATGGCATGCACAAGGAAACACCATCTTACACGAATTAGGACATTATATCGACTTTTGTAATGATCCCGATTTCTTTCGATCGGTCGAACACGAATGGAAATTGGACAACGTGGACAGGAAATTTGTCAAGAAGCAACTGTCCGAGTATTCACTTACCAATCGTGCCGAGTTTGAGGCGGAACTGAACTCAGCAATACTTAGTGGAAAGGTTTTCCCTGAGGAAATCCTTAAACTCTCCCGCCTGAAACAAACAAAAACTCCTATTGCCAAGCAACTACTTAACTACGGCTCTGGAAAGAAAGTTTGTTTGCCTAACGAAGACCTCACAAAGAAGTACAAGAACGCACTCAAGGCAATGTTCCGCCAAGAAGGCAGCACCTTTACCGTTGACATCCTTGGCAATAAGGATGTACAAGAGTTTATCAGCACCCACGCCACGATGCTTGATAATAGTTTTAAGCAAGTCAAGATGAGCGACAAGATGCGCGAGCGGCTTACCCGCTCCAACTACATCTTCTCGGGCATCAAGACGTTCCACGAGCTCAACGAGGCTTTCCCTTCCATGCTCGATGAGAATGGCAATAAAAAGCCGTTCGAACGCTTCCTGAACGATGTACAGAAGATCAACGACACCTACAATGCCAACTATCTGCACGCCGAATACAACTTCGTACAGGCTTCTGCCACCATGGCGGCGAAGTGGGAACAGTTCAGCGAGGACGGCGACCGATACTACCTGCAGTACCGCACGGCCAAGGATGACAAGGTGCGCCCGGAACACGCTGCCCTCGATGGGGTGACACTCCCCATGAGCGACTCTTTCTGGGAAACCTATTACCCGCCGAATGGATGGAACTGCCGCTGTACCGTGGTACAGGTGCGCAAGCAGAAGTACCCAGCTACTGAGCACGGCGAAGCCATGAGCAGGGGTGAGGAAGCCATGAACGGCGAACGATACAACATCTTCCGTTTCAACAGTGGCAAGCAGGGCAAAACCATGCCCGACTACAACCCTTACACCATCAAGCGATGCAATGACTGCGATGTGGCGAAGGGGGGTAACACGAAGCTTGGGTTTGTGCCCGACTATCAACTTTGTCAAGGTTGCATAATGATCAGAAAGTGTAGCGAAGACAGAAATAAAGATAATAGTGCCAAAGCTACTAAAAAATCACCAGAGGTTAAGAAGTTACAGGGCACAACAATCTCTAACCCTGACTTTAATCACGAAGTACTCGTTACTGGTGGTTCTATTAGGGAATGGACAAATCAGCCGCATAAAGAGTATGCCGCAAAGAATAGTATCCTAAGACATATCGCCAAAGTATTCAGGGAGGCTAATTACATAGGATTTATCGATAACTTCAAGAAGAAACCAGGCGTAAAACAGTCACATTTATTTGAAACAAACGTCTTAGGAGAATTATCCTGGATTATCGTTAGAGAATATGAAATTGGCGAATTTGTTCTCCATAGCATTTCTGATAGCGATAAAATAAAGACAGGAATAAGAAAAGAGTAAATTTTAAAGCAACTACTCGGAGCTACAATCCGAGATCGCCCTAAAACCTACTCTTTCCGCTGCAAATATACAATAAACTTTTTAATCCCACAAGAAAATGAGCAAGAAAAATCAAAATTATGATGAATTTATAGAAAAATTCAAACCAAAGAAGACAACAGACGACTGCTATACCCCCCCACCTGTGTATGAAGCAGTATTAGGCTGGGCACTCGATCACCTCGATATTGGCGACCGCCCTGTGGTACGCCCATTCTATCCTGGAGGAGATTTCGAGCACTTCGACTATTCCGACAACTGCGTGGTAATAGACAACCCTCCGTTCTCCATCTTCTCGAAGATTTGCAACTGGTACGTAGAGCATGGCATTCCGTTCCTTCTCTTCGCTCCAG